TTTGTGCATGAGGAAAACCCATGTCTGTATCGCTTCCCAACGGCGCGGTAGTTGCCGCAGCCAATACCTACGCGGCGCCGAAAACCATCACCGCCATAACCAATGCCGCCGAGGCGTCCGTCAGCTCGACTGCTCACGGCTTTGCAATCGGCGACATCCTTGAGCTAACTTCCGGCTGGTCGCGGCTGAACTCCCGCATCGTGCGCGTGAAGACCGTCACCACTGACGCCTACGTCCTGGAAGGCGTGGATACCAGCGATGTGGACCTGTACCCGGTCGGCGGTGGCGCTGGTTCGGCCCGCAAAATCCTGACCTGGGTTCAGATCACTCAGGTTCTGGAGTTCACCACCTCGGGCGGCGAGCAGCAGTTCGTGACCTACTCCTTCCTTGAGGAAGACGTCGAACACCAGATCCCGACCGTCAAGTCGGCATCGAGCATGGCCATGACCATCGGCGACGACGCATCGCTGCCGTGGTACGCGCTTCTGTCGGCGGCCAACGATAGTCGGGTACCGCGCGCCGTGCGCATCACCCTGCCGTCGAAGTCGAGCATTTTGTACAACGGGTATATCACCCTGAACAAAACCCCGACCCTGACCAAGAACGAAATCATGGGCTTGCAGGCGACTGTTTCCCTGACTTCAGAGCCAATGCGCTACAGCGCGTAATCGGCTAGCCCTCTGATCTACAGCCCGCCGCCCGCGCGGGCTTTCTTTTTCTGGAGCAGATAGATGACCGTTCAATTCAGCCTCAAGGCCGCCCCGACGTTCAAGAAGGCGGTAGATCTGCCGTTGCACGGAGGCGAAACCGCATCTGTAACCTTCGAGTTCAAGCACCGAACCCGCGACGCGCTTAATGCCTGGCTCGAAGCGATTCAGGGCAAACCGGACGCCAAAGTATTGGCTGACTGTGTTGTTGGTTGGGATCTTGACGACAAGTGCGACGCGAAAAGCTTCGAGCTGCTCTGCCAGAACTACGCCGGTAGCGGAACCGTGATCACTCAGGCCTACGTCGCCGAGATCGTGCAGGCCCGCCGAAAAAACTAATCGACGCTGCCCGTAAGCTGTACGCAAAAGGCCCGGACACAAGCGAGCTGGCCGCGTTCGGCTTCCGCCCCGAGGATATGGGCAGCGACGAATTCGAGATATGGCCTGACAACTGGCTGATCCTGAGCGTGTTTATGGCGATGGGGACGCAGTGGCGTACGGGTATGGCGGGGCCTACAGGCCTTGATTACGGGGTTATGCGCGACGTAATGGCGCTGCGCAGGGTCCCGGAGGCCGATCAGCCAGAACTGTTCGACTGGCTCCGACTGATGGAAGTCGAGGCGCTGGACCAGATGCGCGAGAAGAAATAGCTCAGCCGAACAACACGACCCGCCAAGTGCGGGTTTTTTATTGCCTGGAGAAATTGCATGACCTCGATCGCCGAACTGGGCATTCGCGTAAATTCGGCCGAGGCGGCCCAGGCGGCGAACGACCTGGACAAGCTGGCTCAGTCGGGCGCCAAGGCCGAGAAATCAACCGAAGGGCTGAGAAAGACGACCGAGAAGTCAAAAAAGACCTTCGAGGATCTGGGGGCAGGAGCCAAGGGTGCCGAGAAGTCCACTGAGGGGCTGACCAAGCAGACCGACAAGCTGGGCATTTCCGCCAAGCAGACGGCTGCGGCACTGCGCGGTGTTCCTGCTCAGTTCACTGACATCGCCGTATCGCTCCAGGGCGGCCAGGCTCCGCTGACGGTTCTCCTGCAGCAAGGTGGCCAGCTCAAGGACATGTTTGGCGGCGTCGGGCCTGCGGCTCGGGCGCTGGGCGGTTATGTTGCGGGCCTAGTTAATCCATTCACCTTGGCGGCTGCGGCTGCCCTGGCCCTGGCGGTCGCCTACAACAAGGGCAGCCAAGAGGCGGATGCCTACAACAAGTCGCTGATCCTGACCGGGAAAGTCGCCGGCACCACCGCGGATGCCCTGGGCACCATGGCGCGCGACGTCAGCGCAACCGTCGGCACCACCGGCGCCGCAGCCGATGTTCTGGCCCAGCTGGCCGGGAGCGGAAAGATCGCGACCGACAGCTTCGAGGCGATCACCGTCGCGGCCCTGTCCATGCAGCAGGCCACCGGCAAGGCCGCCGAGGAAACCGTCGCAGAGTTCGTCAAGATCGGCAAGGACCCGGTCGCCGCAGCGAAAGAGCTGAATGACCAATACCACTTCCTGACTCAGTCGATCTATTCGCAGATCGTGGCCATGAAGGAAAGCGGCGACGCGGCCGGAGCGGCCAAGCTGCTGACCGACACCTATGCCGACACCATCCGTAACCGCACGGCAGAAGTCACCGGCAACCTCGGCCTGATCGAGCGCGCTTGGCTTGGCATCAAGAACGCCGCCCTTGGCGCGCTTGACGCCGCGCTTGATGTTGGTCGGGACGAAACGCTCGGCGAACAGCTGACGGCGGCCAAGAAGCGCCTCGCCGACCTGACAGCAGGCGGACGTGATGCCGCCAAGGAAGACCCGTTTCGCTACGAGTCGACGATCAAGGAGATCGGTTACCTCGAAATGCAGATCGAGGCCGAAAAGCTTCTATCCAAGTTTGTCGGGGATCGCCAAAGGACCCAGGACGCGGGCGTTGCGGCATCTGAGCGGGTCGATGCGCTGACTCGGTCGACGCTGACCAACGAGCAGAAGCGCGGCGAAGAAATCAAGAAGTACAAGGCTGACCTGGATAAGATCCGGGCCGCCAACCCTGACGACTCCCGGCTGGCTCAGGCGACCGTCGACAAGAATATCGCCAACATCAACGAGCGGTATAAAGACCCGAAGGTGGTCAAGGCTCCAGCCTACCGCGAAGACGCAGCCGCCAAAATGCTGCAGTCGCTCCGGGATCAAGAGGCTGTATTGCAGGCCCAGGTGACCGGCAACGACAAGCTGACCGCCGCCCAAAAGGCCCAGGTCCAATGGGCGCAGCAACTTTCCGACCTGAAAGGCAAGTCGATCCTGACGGCCGATCAGAAGTCCTTGCTCGCCAATAAGGATGTTCTCAGTGCGCAGATAGCCCAAAACGTCGCGCTCGATGAGCAGATCCGCAAGCGAGAGCAGGCCAACGAGCTTGAGCGGTTGCGTATAAACATTCTGCAATCGTCCGGCCAGAGAGAGGCAGCTAACGCCGCCAAGATCGAACTGGACTACGCCAAGCAAAAGCTGGAGTACGAGCGCGAGGGTAACGTCGAGGCGCTGGCAAGACTTGAAACCCTACGGCAGACACAGCTCGCCAATGACAAGGCCGGCGTCAAGCGCGGAACGGTTGAAGGTGTTTCGGCGGCGCCAAACTCGCCAGGCCTCGATGCGTCGGTGGGCGGGGCTAACAGCGAAATCGACAGGCTCAACGAATCGGCTGCCGCGCTGGATGATTGGCGCACAACCGAGATCCAAAAGCAGGCCGCCTTCCTTGAAGCCAAGGCCATCAGCGAAGAAACATACGCCGCGCGCATTGCCAACATCGACCAGCAGGCTCAGGCCGAACGGACAAGGATCGAGTCGGCCAAAAACTCAGCGCTGCTGATTGCCAGTTCGGACTTTTTCGGAAACATGGCCGTCCTGAGCCAGTCCGGCAACAGCAAGCTGGCCGCCATCGGCAAGGCTGCGGCCATCGCACAGACCACCATTGCTACCTACAAGTCGGCCACCGAGTCCTATGCGGCGCTTGCTGGCATACCGGTTATTGGTCCTGCTCTCGGCTTCGCGGCTGCTGGCGCGGCAATCACGGCCGGCCTCGCCAACGTGGCAGCCATTACCGGTGTTGGCTTCAAGACTGGTGGCTACACCGGCGACGTCGGCACCAACGACGTTGCGGGCGTAGTGCACGGCAAGGAGTACGTGTTCGACGCAGCCGCTACGGCTCGCATCGGCAAGAGCAATCTCGACGCGATTCGGGCCGGGAAGATGGAAGCGCCAAGCCCTGCAGGCATTTACACCGGTTCCGGCCCTGGTGCGGCAGCGAATGACTCCAAGCCGGCGGCGCCCGGCGGCGTCATCGTCAACCTCCATGAGGACGCCAGTCGCGCCGGCCAGGTGCAAACCAGCACTGCGCCGGACGGCAGGCAGCAAATGGACGCCTTCATTTCGAACATCCGCCAGCAAGGGCAGTTCGCGAAAACCTTGGAGCAAACCTATGACCTGAAAAGGCGCGGACGATGACAGCACTTGAATCGCTGTACGCCTCTGGCGGCAAGGCCGTGATCATCCCCACCCTGGAGCTGTTCTGCATTCCGTGGGCGGCGCCGATCTACATCTGCCAGGGGTTTGACGACATCACGGCCAAGACCGAGGCTGGCGTGACCGTAAAATTCACCGCATCGGGGTTCGCCGCGGCACTGCCCAAGCGGGACAACAGCGGCAACCAGACGCTTACCTTCGCCATCGACAACGTGACGGGGGAGGCTCAGCAGCTGATTGATATGGCACTTGAGGCCCGGGCGAGCATCGGTCTGGTGTTCAGGATCTTTATCTCGACCGACCTGACCGCCCCGGCCGAGCGCCCCTATCGAATGAAGGTGCTCAGCGGGTTCATGCAAGGTCCGAGCGTCCAGCTCAATGCGGGCTACTTCGACCTGATCAACCTTGGCTGGCCTCGCCGCAAGTACACCCTGGCCTTCGCGCCCTGCCTTCGGTACATCTAAATGTTCGAGAAATACCTGAACGCTTCCTACGAGGACGGCGGGCGCGGCCCTGCGCGACTGGATTGCTGGGGCCTGGCTCGACTCGTTCGGCATGAGGTCTACGGCCTGCCACTGCTACCCAGCTGGGGTTACGTCCGCAACACCATGCCGAAGGAATTCACCAAGGCGGTGAACGAGGGCGCGGCAGCCATGGAGCGGTGCGAGCCCGAGGTGGGCGCGATCGCCTGCGTGTGGCGCGGCCCGATCTGCATTCATGTCGCCGTGATCATCGAGGTCGACGGCCGGCTTCACGGAATGGAAATGAAGCCGTCCGGCGCGACCATCAAGCCGCTGCGCAAATTCCAAGACCAATACCTGACAGTGAGTTATCACCGTGATCGAACTCTACCCGAGCAAACTTGAAGGCCAACCACTGGAGCGCCACAAGACCGATCGCGTGATGACCCTCGAAAGCTGGTTGGTGGCCAAGGTGCCGAGCTATAAGGTGCGCGAGTCGCCGCCGATCAGCATCGAGGTCAACGGCCTGTTTATTGATCCGGCGCACTGGGCCAAGGTCGAATTCGGTCCTGCCGACATCGTGCGGATCTACCCTGAGCCGAAAGGTACGGGGCTTGAGATCGCCGCGTGGGCGCTGGTGGCGGCGGTTGTTGCCGTCGGCGCGATCATGCTGACACAGAAGCCGCTGGCCACTCCGAGCACGTCAGGAGCTGGCGCCGGCAAAGGTTTGGGGCTGGCGAAGACCACCGCCAACCAAGTCAAGCTGGGCGACGTGATACGCGAGTGTTCGGGCACGAACGAGATTTTCCCTGACTACCTGACCCCGACGCGGCGTTACTTCGGCGATGACCCCAAGGTTCAGTGGGTGGAAATGCTGCTGTGCATCGGGGTGGGGGAGTTCGAGATTCACCCTGGCCAGGTTCGTATCGGTGGAACTCCGATCGCTTCCCTTGGCAGCACGGCCAGCTATGCCATCTACGGCCCCGGCCAATCGGTGTCGGCCGAGGCCGCGCATTTGTGGTGGCACAACTCGGACGAGGTCGGTTCGACCTCCACCGGCAGTGCAGGCCTGACCCTGACGACCACCACCAACATCGAACAGCAGCTGAATGCGGCAACCGTGCAATTCAGCGAATTCGTGGTATCCGTGCCCGTAGGCGCTGGCTGGTTTCCAGTTGGATGGGATGCCGGCCTGATCGCGCGCATCGAGGTTCTGTATCCCTATCTGTTCACGGCACCTGCTGACGGGTCGGCGACCGTCATCAGCGGCGACCATGTCCCGATGCTCAAGCCGTTCGTTGGGATGAAGATCGAGATCACAGGTGCCAATGCCGGCGATTACGTAGTCGCGAGCTATGACCCCTATGTTCCGGCAGTGCCTGCGGTTACCGGCAGCGCCTCCATGGTCACCGGCAGCGCTGCCCCGACGCGGTACGACTTCGATGTCACACCGCTGACGTTTACGGTCAGTCGCGGTGCGAGCACCTACTCGGTAACGCTGAACACGGCGACAACCAACCTCGCCGGCCTGGTTACGGCGGTAAACGCTGCCCTGGTCAGCAGCGGACTTGTGGCCAGCGCCTCGGGCAGCTTCTTGCGGATCGCCGAGGCAGCATCGCCTTACAGCGGTGTCGCTCTCACCCTTGGCGGTTCGTCGTCAACGGTGTTCGGCTCGTCTCCGGTGTTTGTCACTGGAGTGAAGACGGTCACGGCTGCTGACGCTGTGCCTGCCAAGATCACCCTGGCTTACGACGGCGGCGTGCCGGTTGTTGGTCTGCAGACCGGGACGCTGTGGTCGTGCATTGGCTATCGGGATCTGCGGTACAGGATCGCATCGGTATCCGGTGACGCGGTCGAGGACGACGAGGGCACGCCTGAGAACGAGGCTCACGGCCCGTCAGCGATCACTGTGATTCGTCTGGATGATACCGGCGCCGAGGACGCCGACTGGCTCGGGTTCGACGCCATCGAGACCAACACAGCCACCATCGTCCTCGACGGCTCGACCACCGAAGGCGACTGGGCGGGCCCGTTCGCAGCCTGCCCGCCCGGCGAAGTGGTTCGGCGCATCGAATTTGACTTCTTCTTTCCGCAGGGTCTGGTCCGATACACCGAGAAAAACGGCAACATCCGCTCGCACTGGGCGAAGGTTGAGGTGCAATACCGCGACATCGCCACCGCTGGCGCCTGGACCAGTCGCACCTTTACTTATGAGGCAATGAGCCCTGACCAGCAGGGCTACACGGACTGGATCACCATTCCGACCTATATGCGGCCCGAGGTTCGGGTGCGGCGTATCGGCGAGGAATCGACCGAGAGCTTCAAATTCAACCGGGTGCAGTGGTACGGGCTGCGCGGGCGTATCGACAAGGCGCCGACCAAATACGAAGACTGCACCGTGATGGCGCTGTATGTGCGCGGCGGCGACAAGCTGTCGGCCCAGTCGCAGAGCCAGGTGTCGGTGATCGCCACCCGAAAGCTGCCGGTTCTGGTGGGTGGCGAATGGAGCGAGCCCGTAGCGACGCGCGATATCGTGCCTTGGGTGAACTACGTCATGAAGTCGGCAGGCGCCACCGATGACGACATGGATATCGACGAGCTGGCGCGTTATGGCGCCATCTGGAGCGCTCGCGGCGACTACTTCGACTACGCGGTCGACGACGACAGCACCGTCAAGGAGTGCATCAATGACGCTCTGCTGGCTGGCTTTGCCGAGTTCACGCTTGAACGCGGCATGGTGACACCGGTTCGCGATGAGCTGCGCACGCAGATCGGCCACATGTACACGCCGCAAAACATGACCGAACAGCTCAAGCGCGGATTCACTTTGCCGGCGCCTGATGACTACGACGGCGTTGATATCAAGTATGTCGACGAGGTGACCCACGCGACGGAAACGGTTCGATGCAGGCTGCCTGGGGACCTCGGGCTGCGCGTTCAAGTGGTCGAGCTGAAGGGGGTCACCAATCGCGACAAGGCGTGGCGAATCGGGAAGCGCATGAGGCGGGCCCAGGTCTACCGCAATAAGGCCTACAGCTTCAGCACTGAGTTCGACGCCTTGAACAGCGGATACCTCAGTTATGACGCGGTGGCTGACGACATTCCTGGCTACGGGCAAAGCTCGATTCTGCTGGATGTAACCACCGGCAGCAGTTCGGTGATCCTGGAAAGCTCCGAAGCCCTGACCTGGAAGTCGGGCGCATCCCATGTGGTCGGCCTGCGTCGGCCGGATGGCACCGTTAGCGGGCCATGGCCGGCAACGCGCGTCGACGACTACCGGCTATCTGTGCCCTCGCTGGACTTTGAGCCTGACCTTTCATGGGGCATCGATCCTCCGCACCTCCTGTTCGGCGAGTCGACCCGCTGGTGTTACCCGGTTCTGATCACGTCGATCGAGCCCGGCGATCACTCGGCGGACGTCGAGGCAGTCAACTACGACCCGCGTGTCTACGCGGATGACGACAACTTCGCCGACAACTAAGGAACGCGAATCATGCTGACAATGCCTGACGGCATACCGCTGCCGCTGAGAGACGGCTACAGCTTCAAGCCGACCAGCCCGATTGTTCGCACGCCCTTTGTAAGTGGTCGAGCGAGGAATCGGCGCAGGTACCGCAGCGTGCCGACGGAAGTGTCGGTGACCTGGCTGTGCAATGCCACGCAAGCCCGTCTGTTTGAGGGCTGGTGCAAGTGGGGTATCGGCTGGGCTGACTGGTTCATGCTGCCCATCCGTAGCCCGCTCGGCCTGATGCCGACGCAAGCCCAGTTCACGGACATTTACGACGGCCCAACGCTGGTTGGCGTCAACCTCTGGCGATATACCGCCGTCCTGTCGCTCTTTGAAATGCCGGTTATTTCCGAGGCAGAGCTGACCGACATGATGGCGGGGATGGATCTCAGCGTCATGAACTCCAGGCTGCGTGGCGAGCTTAAAAGCTGGTACACGAAGTCATGGCCGGGCGCGACATAGTCACGCGACACGCTGATCGCCTTTTAAATTTTATAGCCCGCCACTGCGCGGGCTTTTTTGTGCCTGGAGAAAATATGAGCGGACCTTCGGATCTCGCCCGGCTGAGCGACACCATTGATAAAGCCAACGAACTGCTGCTGTCCGATCAAATCAAGATCATGGACGTGGGCGACGGCGTGATGCGCCCTACGAACGCCAAGGTGCTGGCCGACCTGTCGGTGCAGATGAGTGGCGCAATGATCTACCTAACAACTGCAGCCGGCTTGGCTGGCACAGTCGTAGGTGGCTTCTTCAGCGTACTCAGCGTCACCGCGGAGGGCTACGTCGACCTGTACCAGAATGTAAGCGGGGCCGCTGTTTTTAAGAAGAGTTATCCGTCCGCCGATAAGCTCGATGAAGTCGATTCGGCGGGCCAGGCCAACACTGCCGCAGTGGCGAACCTTAACGATCTCGTGCAGGCGTCCTCCGATAAGCTTGATGAAGTTGATACGGCAGCACAAGCCAGCACTATTGCCGTGGCGAAGCTTAACAACCTTGTTCAGGGATTTTCGGCGGTTTCTCCTGAAGTCGAAATCATGGCGATCACCGACGACGAGGGCGGCAGGCATGCGAGTCTAACGAGCAAGCGGTTCCAAGGGCCATTTTTTGAAGTTTCGTCAGTTGATAATGCGACCATTATAGGAGATGCCGAAGGGGCGACGGTTTTGTATTCCGACGACCAGCGCACTGTCGTCGGTGAATTGGAAATGCAGCATACCGAACAACCTGGCATCTACATTACCGATACTGAGTCGGCGATATTGGTAGATGGCGGCGGCTCAGCATCGGCGAACCAGTTATCTGTGCCATCCATCTTTGCGGATGGACTGTTGTTTGCACCGGTTATTGCAACCACTGAAGCCTATGACACATCGCTTTACATTGAAAATCTTTTGGTACGTCGCGAACAG